TTCCAGCACTTACACTTGATGCTACAACAGAATACGAATATGAACCAAGAGTTAGTTTCACAGAACCACCATATAACCAAACAAATAACTCAGTTGCGTCAGGTACACTAGACATTGGGTATTCCGATAGTTTAGGAATGTTTTATTATGCTGTTCCTGGAACAGCAACTTGGTATGTATCAACAGACGGATCACTTTGGACTGAAAGAAATACATCTGCATCATTAGGAGCTAAATCATGGACACGTTTTAGTGCTGGCGGAATGTTGATTGCTGGTGTTGCAAACAATGATACAGTGATGGGATTCTCAAACGATGGTATTGTTTGGGACACATCTACTTTACCAGAGGCTCATACTTGGACTGGTGTACAACTAGGCGGTTCTGATGGTAAAACTCTTATAGTATGTGGTGATGGCACTTCCAAAGTTTATAGAGCACGTTTAACAACAGACGGAACATCAACTGTTGTTCCTTCTACTTGGACAAACCCAACAGCTAATACTACTGATCATGTAGGTATTGCTTACGGTCAAGGTAAATGGATTGCAATGGGTAAAACAGGAACAACAAGTATATCAACAGATGATGGTTTAACTTGGTCAGCAGGCGCGGCAGTAACCTTAGACGGAACTGAAGAATATAGTGACTTAGTATACGGAAATAACTGTTGGGTAGCTTCACTAGATAACGCAGATAGAATAATTTATAGTTCAGATGGATCTAATTGGTATGACTCAGGATTAGTTGGAGACTCAGGTAGGGAAGATTGGAAAATTGCTTACAAACAAGGTGTATTTTTAGCTGTAAGTGCAACAGGAACTACATTAAGTTCTGACAACGGGTATACTTGGAAAATTAGATCAACTAACGGAAACTTAACACACATTGTAGGTGGTACGAAAAATAACATGCCAGCATTTGTTGGACTTAATTCAGGAACAACTGGAAACATTATTACAGCAGGTGCAAGAGCAATAGGTAGAGTAGAAATTGCAAACGGAAAAATTGATAAATTTAAATTATATGATCCAGGTAGTGGATATGCAGTTTCACCAACAATAACAATTTATGATCCTGAAGAGTATGGAGAGCCGTACTACACCGCAACAATTAAAGACGGTGTATTACCTCAACCTAGTTTCTATAACAGAGGCTCGGGATATCAGAGTGCAATTATTACACTAACTGGTGACGGCTTTGCAGAAGAATTACAAATTGGAAACACTATGAAAGTTTCTGGAGTAAGTTTATTACCTGGTCCAGGTTCTAACTTTAGAATCTCAGGTCAAGATGATGTAATTTATAAAATGGTTAAAGTTACAGGATCAAGTGGTGTTTCACCAAATATTGAAATGACATTTCAAATATCACCGTTGCTTACAAGAGCAACAGCACCGGCACACGGAACATCAGCAACACTAAGAGAACGTTATAGTCAAGTTAGATTAACTGGACACGATTTCTTAGATATTGGTTCAGGAAACTTTACTAATACTAACTATCCAGGACTTTACTTAAACAACGAAACAAGAAAAGTATTAACAGCCGCAGACGGAACAACTTATAATCCAACTACAGGTGTATTACTACTTGAAGTTGGTGTAGACCATGGTGTAAATATAGGCGATCATATTACTATAGCTGATAATGCATTATCATTTCAGTGTGCTGAAGACAACTATACAACAACTCATACATATCCAAGATCAACAGATCCAATGTCAGGAGAAAGAAGAATTGTTGAAGGCGTAACAAGTACAACTATACAAATTAATTGTGGAATATCAAGTAACTTAACAAGTCACGTATTCCAATCAAGTATTGCTAATACAATAGAAGCATTTACAACATTTGAAGCAGTACAAGCAAGTGAAACTAAAGAAGCTAACGGTGGTAGAGTGTTCTACACAAGTACAGACCAAGATGGTAACTACAGAGTTGGCGAACTATTTAAAGTTAGCCAAGCACAAGGTGGAGTTACTTTAAGTGCTGATTTCTTTGACTTAACAGGTTTAAGTGAAATTAGACTTGGTGGAATTAGCTTAGGTGGATCACAGGCTATTATTAGAGAATTTTCAACAGATAATACTTTTGTAGCATCCTCAAACAATATATTACCAACACAACGAGCATTAAAATCTTACATTGAGAACAGATTTTCAGGTGGTGGTGCTAACTTGTTTACTAACGAACTTACAGCAGGACAAATTAAAATTTCGTCTCGCTCAATTGACAACACAGCTGGAGCAAATACTCCAGATGCAATGACAACGGTAAGTCCGTTATTCACAGTTAACGGGCCTTTAGGTGGAGGATTACAGGCCTTAAATATGTTCTTCGGAGCAAGAACTGAACGAGATGACTTTAACGGTTAATGATAAATATGTATAATACCAAGAACGGAGCAAACAATGGCAGAATTTAAACTAGGTAGAATTAGATTTATATGGAAAGACAACTGGACGTCTTCTACTGCTTATCTAAAAGACGATGTAATTAGATATGGTGGAAGAACTTACGTTTGTGTTGCTGGACATACTTCAGGATCTAACTTTTACGATGATAGTGCGAGCTGGAACAATTTTAGTGACGGTACGCAATGGAAAGCAGATTGGTCACAAGCGACCTTTTATAAAATAAATGACATCGTTAGATACGGTGGAATTATTTATATTTGTAAAACAGGACATACAGCACAAGCTACACTAGAAGCTGATCAAAGTAAATGGGATCAGTTTGCTACGTCAATTGACTGGAAAGATAATTGGGTAGCCGCAACTGTTTACAAAGCAAACGATTTAGTAAAATATGGTGGAAACATTTACATTTGTAATACTGGTCATACTGCCGCGGCCACTAATGCACTTGGACTTGAACAAGACATATTAAAATGGGACCTATTCTCCGAAGGTCAAGATTGGAAAACAAACTGGGCAATTAACACTAGATATAAAATTAACGACATTGTTAAGTATGGTGGAACAATTTATGTTTGTAACACAGGACACACTTCAAACGCCGCGGCTTCGAGCGGATTAGAAGCTGATCAATCTAAGTGGGATTACCTAAATAAAGGTATTGACTACAAAGGTGAATGGGTAAACAGTTACAGATACAAAGTTAATGATGTTGTACTTTGGGGTGCAACACTATTCATTTGTACAACTCAACATACGTCAACTGTTACTAACGACGAGTCACAGTTAGGAACATTACAAGCAGATATTGACAAATGGGATAAATTTGTTCCTGGTATGGAATTTGAAAATACTTGGTCAGGATATGAAAGATATCAACCAGGTGATTTTGTAACATACGGTGGTAATCAATATGTTGCAAATGCAAACGTATACTCTGAAGTTCCTCCCTCAAGTGCTAAATGGGATCTTGTAACTACAGGATTTAATTTAAGAGGCGATTGGGGAGCAGACTCAACTAACACAGAATATCATATTGGTGATGTTGTAAGACTAGGTGGTTACACTTATCTTGCGATTGCAAACAGTCAAGGACAACGTCCACCAAATGCAACTTACTGGTCAAGATTAAACCAAGGTATTGAATGGAAAGATACTTGGACTACTGCAACAATTTATGATGCAGGTGATGCAGTACGTGAAGGATTAATTAGTTATGTTTGTGTTCTAGGACACACTTCCGGTGGTAGTAATAAACCGTCAGTAGATACCGGTGGTACTTACTGGAAAAATGTAGCTAGTGGTTCTGAAGAAAGTGCAATTACAACAGAAGGTGATTTACTATACTACGGTGGATCAGGACCTACAAGACTTCCAATAGGAACAGAAGGCCAAGTTTTAAGCGTAAGTGCAAGTGGAAATCCAGAATGGAGAGACTTTGGTTCTACTCCTGATGTATACTATGTTGGAACAAACGGAGCAGATACTCCTTATCCAACAAATGGTGCTACACTTGATCGTCCTTGGAAAACTATTAGATATGCTTGTGAAGCAATAGATGATGGTGCAAGAAATCCAAATGCAGTACACTTACTAAGAATAAACAGATCATTTATTGCATACGAAACAGCCAAGTGGGCTAAAAGACAAATTATTCAACAAAATTCACCATTCTTTATTGGATTTAGTTTTAACGAAGCTAAGTTCCAAAGAATAGCAGGTTTTGCAATTGATGCTTTAACATTAGACCTTGCAAGAGGTGGAAATAGAGAATCAAGAAGAATGTCTACTACGTTTAAAGGCAATGTTAGTGGTGACTGGTTTGATACTGGTTCAGAGACACAAAACGTTGCGGCACTAAACTTTGTAATTACTATTGCAACTGATGTTATTAATAGTGCAACACCAGCGGCTGACTATCAAGCACTTGACGGTGTTAGTGCAGGCGATAGATACTTGCAAATTAAAGATGCGGCTAACTATCCAGCAGAAGCAGACGCTGTAGCAGAAATAACAGCTAACATGGTTCTTGGTACTTCAGCAATTACACTTGGAGCTGGTTATACTATACCAACTGAAGTTTTCAAACATACAGTTGTATATGTAAAAACAGGCGAGTACAAAGAAGTACTTCCAATTAGAGTTCCAGAAAGATGTGCTATTGTTGGAGACGAATTACGTTCAACAAAAGTTATGCCAGCAGGACAGCTTACAACAGATTCAAACGATCTTACATATAGTAAAGCTGGAATCTTACATATGAAATCAATAATTGACAACATTGTTGAAGGCGCTAGTGTTACTGCACAAACAGGAAATGCTGTAGCACGTAACGATAGTAAACCTCACAGTACTTCAGCTGTAGGCGATATTTTAGAAGAACTTTGTCAAGAACTTCATGATAAAATTGATTATGAAATTGCTGGAGCATCAGGAGATTCGACTGCACCAGTAATGAGAGGTAATAATACTAGAGTTGACGATGAAGACAAAATGGCGGCAATTAGATTATTAGAACTTAACAAAGACTTTATTGCACGTGATGTTACAAAATATATTGCTGTTAATCATCCTTCATATAGCTTTAGTACAACAGCTTGTGAAAGAGATGTTAAACATTACTTAGATGGATTCATTTATGACTTAATTTATCCAGGTAACTATCGTACTTTAATGAACGGACATTTTTACGGAAACTCAGCAAGATCAGGTGGATCAGTACTTGAAAATATGTACTTGTGCAGAGACGCAACAGGTATTAGAAATCAAACATTAAGTGGATTAACTGGTGCATTAGGATCAGCAAACTCTTATGGAACTAAACGTCCATCCGCAGGTGCTTATCTTTCACTAGATCCAGGTTGGGGTCCAGATGATAACAGAGTATGGATTACTACAAGATCACCATATGCACAAGGTGTTACAAACTTTGGTACTGGTTGTATAGGACTTAAAGTTGATGGTAACTTACACAATGGTGGTAACGATTCAATTGTTGCAAACGACTTTACACAAATATTAAGTGATGGTATTGGTGCTTGGGTTACTAACTTAGGTAGAGCAGAACTTGTTTCTGTGTTCTCATACTACGGACACATTGGATATCTTGCAGAAAACGGCGGAAAAATTAGAGGTACTAATGGTAACTGTTCATACGGTGACAAAGGTGCTGTTTCAGAATATATTGACGTTACAGAAGTTCCAGTAACTGGTGGCGTAAACAATAGAAAAACTGAAGCACAAATTGGAAGAGCGTTAACTGATGGAAGTTCAATTGTCCACTTTGAATACACTAATGCAGGAACTGCTTATACAAGTGGAACTTACACAATAACTGGTAACGGTTATGGTGCGGCAGTTGCAAGTGCTAACGTTGTAAACAATGGTATTTTTGAAGTAAGATTAAGAAACCCAGATGACGGTTCAACATATGATACTAACGATGTAGATAATGATGGTGTTTTAAATGACCCAGATACAATTGGTGGTAGAGGATATGTTTCAAGTGAGAATACTGCACAGGGTGGTGGTACTTCTAGTATTACATTATCAAACACTGAAACTGCTAACAGTTCTAAATACGTAGGTATGAGAGTTGTAATTACAGCAGGTACAGGTGCTGGACAATATGCACAAATTACTGCTTATAATCCAGGTACAAAAGTAGCTAGTGTTGCTAAAGAATCAGACGGTACAGCTGGCTGGAATAACTGGCATCACAGTAACTCTGTTGAAGCTACACTTGATGCAACAACAACTTATTCAATTGAACCAAGAGTATACTTTAGCGGAGGCGGCGGAACAGGCGCTCAAGTTAGAGCAAAAGTTTCTTCAGGTAGAATTACACAATTCTACATTATTAATCCAGGAAGTGGATACACTCAAACTCCTATGATGACAATAGTTGATCCAAATGAAACTATTGAAGCACCATTCCAAATTAGAATTGGTAACGGAGTGTTGAGTCAGCCTACTTGGACAAATAGAGGAACAGACTTTGAAACTGCAAGTGGTACAGTAAGTGGTGATGGATATGGAGATATATTCCAATCCGCACAATATATGAATACTTACGGACTAACAGACATACCAGAAGCAGGAGCAAACTTACAAATAGATGGTGATAGTAGATTCTTTAAAATTGTGTTTGTGAGAGAATTAACAGGTAGTGCAGGTAACTATGCCGCAAACCTTCAAATTTCTCCAAACTTAGGAGTTGAAAGTGCACCAGTACACGGTGCTAACTTAACTATACGAAAACGCTTTAGTCAAGTTAGATTAACTGGTCATGATTTCCTAGATATTGGTACAGGCAATTTTGCAAATACTAACTATCCAGGAACACCAAACGTAGCAAATGATCCCGAAGATGAAGTTAACGAGTACGGTGGAGGAAGAATATTCTACACAAGTACTGACCAAGATGGTAACTTTAGAGTTGGAAGATTGTTCAACGTTGAACAATCAACTGGATCGGCGAGCTTGAACACAAGTGCATTTAGCCTAGCAGGACTTCAAGAGTTGACACTAGGTTCAGTTGGACTTGGTCAAGGTGGAGCAACAATTAATGAATTTAGTACAGACGGTACGTTTAGTGCAAATTCAGATACTATTGTTCCGACACAAGCGGCTATTATAACTTACATCAATTCACAAATTGGTGGCGGTTCAAGTAGCCTTAACGTTAACGCAGTAACAGCCGGTAAAATAAATATTACTGGTAATACAATTAGTACAACAGATAGTTCACCAATTACTGTTACTACGGGAATGAACTTCAATGGCGGTGTTGCTGGATCTCCAGTTGCATTTGCGTACTATATGACGAGTAAAACATAATGGCTAAATATAACTATAGGAGTAGAAAATGGCATCAGGAATATTAGGATCAGCAGATCTTTCGCAAAACACAGATACCAGTGTCTATACCGTTCCAGCTAGTACTTATAGCGTCGTGACTGTTTCTGTTTGTAACAGAAATGCTTCACAATCGGCGAATATAAGAATTGCAGTTGCAACTAGTGGAACACCAGGAGCCGCAGATTATCTTGAATATCAAGTATCTCTGGGTGCAAACGGTGTTTTGGAAAGAACAGGTATAGTCGCACAAGCGGCAAGACAGGTAATTGTTAGATCGGACCAAGCATCTGTAACAGCAGTTGTGATGGGCATCGAAACAGCAGTACCGGCTTAAACATAGAGGATAGATAAAATGGGAAGAAGAATTTCAGTAGGTTCACCAGGTTTAACTATACCTTATGGGAACACAGCACAAAGAACAGCTGACGCAGGAGCAGGAGCATTAAGATTTAATACAGAAATTAATGTATTAGAACTTTATAATGGAACTTCATGGCTACCGGTCGGCGTCTTAAATGCTAAGACCATCACCACAACATATTCAGCTCACTCAGGAGAGCAGTTATTTTGTGATACCAATGGAGGTGGCTATACAGTTACTCTTCCATCGGCTCCTACAACAGGAGATATCATTAGATTTTACGATTTAAGAAAAACTTTTGATAGTAATAACTTAACAATTGGCCGTAATGGCAAATTGATTCAAGGTGATGCGGCTAACATGACTGTGAACTCAGAAGGTGCGGCGTTTGACCTAGTATACTCAGGCGACAGCTACGGCTGGCGTATCTTTGCTGTATAATATTATTGGAGAGAGAACCAAATGGCAACGTATTCAAGTTATAAAAAGATAACATCTGATGCTATACCCGATGGGGGCATTACAGCGGCAAAATTACAACCAGGTGCTGGTTCTTGTCGTTGCGTAAAATGGATTTATCACCCTAGAGGAATGGCTTGTCATGAATGTTCAAGTGCAGGAGACTGCTGTGGACAGGCATGTGGATATTGTTGTTATTGGACTGTTCCAAGCAATGTTTATAAGGTAACCTTTGAAATTTGGTCAGGTGGCGGTGGCGGCCCTGGACACACATGTTGTAATTGTTGTTCATTTGCAATAGGTGGACACGGCGGCGGTTATGCTAGTAGAAGCATAGATACTACTCCAGGGTGCGGATATACCGTATGTGCTGGTGGTAGTTGGCCATGTGATAAATCACATACTTGTCAAGCAGGTATGGGATGTCGTTCATATGTTAACGGACACAACTTATCAAACTTTTGTGTAGTTGGTGCTTGTGGCGGTTGGATGTGTAATGGAGATGCATGGGGTCAAAGACACTTAACAAGTCTTTGTGCATCATGTTTAATATGTGGCGTGTTCGGACACGATTTTGGTTACGGCGGCGCATCAGGATTTAAAGCTGGAACTACTATTTGTAGATGTCATGGACAGACAAGTTGGACAGGTGGTGGTGCTGGTATAGGAAAATATATGCAAACAAGTACTAACGAAGCGTGGTGTGCTTGTGGGTGTCATGTTAATTTCCCAGCAGGAGGCGGAACACCTGGAACTTCTAGTTACTGTGGTAACTGGGCTAAGTGTTGTGCTGGTGGGTCAGGACAAGGTGGTTCTGGAATAGTAAAGATAACATTCGCATAAGGATATAGAAATGGCAACATACGCAAGTTATAAAACATTAACAGCAGAAAACTTTACTGATAATAGTATTGGCGCTTCTAAATTAGGTGCTGGTGCTGGACATCAGTTAAAGACTAAATGGATTTACAACGAACGTGGACAATATTGCCAACGCTGTTCTGATGCAGGTGACTGTTGTGAACAAGCAAATGGAAAATGTTGTTACTGGACAGTTCCAACTGGAGTAGGAAAAGTAACTTTTGAAATATGGTCCGGTGGTGGTGCTGGAGCAGGACATACTTGTTGTAATAACTGTTCTCACTCAGCTGGAGGCTCTGGAGGAAACTATGCAGTAAAAACAATTACTACTTCCCCAGGTTGTGCATACTCAGTATGTGCTGGCGGAACTTGGCCTTGCAGTAAATCACATACTTGTAGTGCAGGAATGGGTTGTAAGAGTTATGTTAATGGACACAACTTATCAAACTTTTGTGTAACAGGAGGATGTTCGGGTTGGATGTGTAACGGTGGTGCATGGGGACCTAGTCATACACAAACTTGTGCTAACTGTAACATTTGTGGTATATTTGGAGCAGATTTTGGAATAATGGGATCAACTGGAGTAACAGGTGGTCACGGTGGATGTCAATGTAGATCAGCAGATTGGATGCAAACAGGTGTTGCACCTTTTATAGGAAACATGGGAGTACACTCACACGCAGAAGCATGGTGTGGTTGTGCATGTTACGTTAACTGGCCAGCTGGTGGTGGAATGACTGGAACAAGTTCATATTGTGGTAACTGGGCAAAATGTTGTGCAGGTGGCAATATGGGTGGATCAGGAATAGTAAAAATAACATACGCATAAACGAGGAAAATAAAAATGGCAACATACGCAAGTTATAAAAAAGTAGCAGGAGACTCGATAGCAGATGGAGCAATCCAAGCTGAAGATCTAGCACCTGGTGCTGGACATGCAATGGGGGTCCAGTGGATTTACAATGCTCGCGGACATTACTGCCATGCATGTGCTAGACAATCAGGTTGCTGTGAACAAGCTAACGGAAAATGTTGTTACTGGTGCGTACCAGACGGTGCTTCAACTGTCCAATTTGAAATTTGGTCAGGTGGTGGCGGTGGTCCAGGACATACATGCTGTAATTGTTGTTCATTTACAACAGGTGGCGCAGGTGGAAATTATGCGTCAAAAACAATTAGTACTGCCCCGGGATGCCAATATTCAGTATGTGCTGGTGGTAGTTGGCCATGTGGTAAGTCACATACTTGTACTGCAGGTATGGGTTGTAAAAGCTATGTTAATGGACATAATTTAAGTAACTTCTGTACAACAGGAGGTTGCGGTGGTTGGATGTGTAATGGAGATGCTTGGGGACCAAGACACTCTCATTCATGTTCAAACTGTAATATTTGTGGAATTTTTGGTGCTGACTTTGGCATGATGGGATCAACAGGATGGGAACCAGGACATGGAGGATGTCACTGTTGGTTTACATATTCAGGATCAGGATCTGCACCTCAAATAGGTAAAATGCAAGTAGGTGTAACTAACGAAGCATGGTGCTCTTGTGGTTGTCATATAGATTGGCCAGCAGGCGGTGGACAACCAGGTGTTAGCTCATACTGTGGTAACTGGGCAAAATGCTGTGCTGGTGGTTCTGGACAAGGCGGATCAGGCGTTGTTAGAATAACATACATGTAATTAGATAAAAAGGATAAATACTTTTAGGAGCATATAAACGATGAGAAGAATAGAAAAAGAATTTACATATCCTATTTGGGATGAGTGGAGAACTAATAGTTTTACAAAAGGACTAACAGATACTCATGTATATAAAGGTCCTGAGTACCTTACTTTTGAAGTAAACTGCGATAAAAATAGCGAAGATTACGGACAAGAGTCTGGTTGGTGCTTACATCTTAAAAGAGATTTAGAAAGACCTACCGGTGCAGATATTACAAGAATCACTGTAGATTGTAAAGAAAATCCGTTATTATGCGAAATTGGAAATGACGAAGGTCGCGAAGATATGGTCGCGAAAAGACGTCAAAGAGAATGGAAAGTTCTTTGGGACGCTCCAGACGGATATATGGACGTTGAGTATACAGACGAGTTAGAACCAAGAGATGTATACGATGAACATAATATTACATATGATTTTGATACTGAAAAATGGAACATTCCATGCCATGATTGGGAAGCAACAGGTGTTGTTAAAGATTTAACTTGGCAACAAGTTAGAGACGTTAGAGATGCTCAACTTCACGATACAGATGGAAAAGTTGGAATGGACGATGCTCCAGAATCAATACAAAATGCTTGGAAAGAATACAGACAAAAATTAAGAGATCTTCCTTCTTTATTACAAGCAAAAGGTTACGAACCTTGGCAAGCTGTACAGATGTTTCCAGTGCAACCTAAGGACATGAGAGATCCTGAACAAAGTTCAGACCCAACTGATCCTTATAGAGAAGGTGCATTTGCTGGTGACGTTGCAGTTGCCGCTCAAAAAGCCGCTGGCAAGAAATAATTCCCCTTTAAATTAATACAGCCATTATTACCTATCTTTCTGACCGGTACTCCATAAATATTTGCATATTAGGAGAACATAGTGTCACGAAAAAAAGTATATTTTATGAATGGCGGCGCAGGAAGAACAGTAGCCAGTATACCTGCATTTGAAAAACTTTACGAAAACGACAAAGACTTTATAATTGTCTGTGAAGGCGGAATGGAATTCTATAAAGGACATCCTTTCTTGCATGAAATGGCCTTTGATCACTGGCACAAAAACCTTTTTAAAGATTATATTAAAGACAGAGACTGCATAACACCAGAACCGTATAGAGTTTGGGAATACTACAATCAAAAATGTAGCCTTGCACAAGCATTTGACATTGCTATTAACAACGAAGGTGTACGAGATTTACCTGATCCTAAAATATACATGAATAAGCATGAAATGATTCATGGGTATAAAGTAGTTGAGGAAGTAAAAGCAGTTACAGGTAAAGACAAAGTACTAGTCTTTCAACCATTTGGCCGTACAGCTGAAAATATGGGCGACTTTATAATTGATGGTTCGTCAAGAAGTTTTAACTTAAATGATGTAATAAAAATATGTAAAGACCTTAAAGAAGATTATGCAGTAATTATTATGTCAGAGTTTCCAATATCTGTTGAAGAAAATCCAAAAGTTCCTGTAGCAGTTCCACAAGTTCCTGATGTTAGAGTTTGGTCAAGTATAATCCAAATTGCAGATCACTTTCTAGGTTGCGATAGTTTAGGGCAACATATGGCAAAAGCACTTGGAACAACTTGTACAAGTGTTATTGGTAGTACATATCCTATTAATATTTCTTATCCTAACTCGCCCGACTTTGATATTATTGATTTAGGTGAAGGAAAAAGAAAGTTTAGTCCTATTAGACTGTCTATGGAAGATGCAGTTGAAAGATATAATGATGAAGTAATGGAGTTAACTGATGAAAGTTTTAAAACTATTATACAAAGTGTTCGTAAGAGGCTTGGTAAACCTAAGGCTTATACGGGAACCTATAAACCCCAACAAGGAGAAGTCTGCCCGACGCATGGGGTCGTCCATGATGATGGAGTAACACATGCAAAACAACCAGCACAACTACTTGGACGAACGGGCAAATGAAGTTAACAAATGACCCAGGACGTTAGTTATGAAAAAGCTGTACTTGAAGCAGAACAAGCACTTCTAAATGAAACTAATAATGCCGAGAATAAACTTCAATCTTGGTACATTCACGATATACACTATTCCGAATATGAAAAGTTCAACAAATTTTTTGACTCGTACGACAAATCACACTTAGATAAAGGCAATGGAAAAATGTGCTATAGAGAAGACTTTGCATATCCTACAGACATTGATCCTGATCTACATTTTCAAGAATTTATTAAAAAGTCTGTATCAGAGTTACCATTAAGAATTGACAGATGTACAGGTACTTGGGGAGTAGAATACAAACCTGGTGCATATAGTAATTTTCATTGTCACACAGGATCGTCAGGAATCCAACCTTTATCGGTAGTTATGTTTTTAACTACAGCAGAAACTAATAGCACATATCCATTAGCTGGAGATTTAGTTACAATGCTACCAGAGGATCATAGAATAATTTCTACTAATCATAAATCTATTGCAGGTGATGTAGTAATTATGGAAGGGAAAGTATTTCACGGAACATACCCAACATTAAACAATAGAAGGGTATTTGTTTGTGACTTCGATTATACAAAAATATGATGAATCAAGAAATAGATACATGGGTAGTTGACGAACTTTTTTATGGAGGGTATCATAAGTTTCTCAAAATATTTGAAAAATACGATGATAGGCATGTTGACTATGGTAACGGAATGTTATATTACAAAAAAGATATGCAATATCCTATAGATATTGATCCTAAAAAAGAATACTTACAATTTATTGAATCTCAACTAGCAGTATTACCTATTCGTATTACAGGTTTTGCAAAATCTTGGGGAGTAAAATACCCACCAGGAGCATACAGTGGATTACATTGTCATCAACCTGGGAGACAACTAACTAGTGTGCTATTTTTAGATACACCAAAGCCAAGTATAAAATATCCATTAGCAGGAAGTCTTACTACACTACAACCAACACCAGAGTCTGTTATTAATTATATAGCACATAAGCCTGTTGCAGGAACATTAGTAGTAATGGATGGAAAAGTATATCATGGAACATATCCTACTATTGAAGATAGACATGTGTTTGTTGTAGATATGGAATATGAGCCCAAAAGTTATGCATGAAAAATTTTTAAATGAAGTATATCAAGGTGATAAAGATTTTTGGTTTTTAAGTAAAACAGGAAAAATAGCAGATTATTGGATTTCAAAATGCAAATATCCAGACTGGAAAGACTTTTTACCATTGTTTACAGAATATACTAGTTACAAATCACACGCTGATCATGGTGGTGCAGAGTTATCATATAACAAGGATGGAAAATATGTATACCAAGTTGATAGAGCTCACAAATATGAGAAGTTTTTAAAAAATGAACTTGCTCCTTTTAAGTTTGAAAGTATTGAATTTGAAAAATGCTGGTGGATAAAGTATCCTGTAGGAGCATTTAGTGGGTTACATACGCATTTACCATATCAAAATGTGACCTGGAAAGAACCAAAGAGAATGTTGACATCTATTATGTTTTTAGATACTTTAGAACTCCTAGATGACAAACCATTAGCAGGTAAACTACAATGTGTAACACAAAATCCTGTAACAGGTGAGTTGATAGGTGATATTAACAAATGTATTGCAGGTGACGTAATAATTATGGATGGAAAGGTATATCATGGTGTATACCCTACATTAGAAGAGCGTAGAGCCTTTGTATGTGATTTCATATATGAAGTTAAGTTCGATTAAAACAAGGTACATACATATAGTATAGGAGATTAAATTTATGACACAATGGATAGGAGCAATTACAAGGGGACATAACGGCGGCGCTGTTCTACTTAAAGACGGCCAGATTGTATTTGCTATCGAAGAGGAACGTTTAACAAGAAAAAAGTACGACGGTGGACCTCTTGCCGCTATGACAAAATTTTTAGATTATACTGATAAATTAGATTATTTGGTTGTAGCACATACGCAACCTTTAAGTGATTCAAGTAGAATAGACTTTAGTGGCGGAGATATGTACACAGGCCTAGCTAGAAAACTTGGATTAATAGATAGATCCGACTCTGCATATAGCGGAGAATACGAGCATAGACAAGTAATAGATATGAGTACTGTACATCATAAGCTACATGCCGCCTGTGCATTTTATAGATCAGGCTTTGAAGATGCAGTTGCACTTGTAGTTGACGGTGCAGGAACATTTATCCCAATGAATATTGATACTGGACTTTTTAAACAAGAAACAATGACTTGGGAATGTGAAAGTATATTTTCTTGCTCTTATCCAGACGACTTAAAAACGTTATATAAACATCAAGGTGGAAATGGCCCATATCCAGGAACAAGACTACCAACTATTTCTTCAGAAAGAGAAGGCGAAGAAGGTTATCACGAATTAATATTAGATGATTCAGCAGGAATTGTTAAAGCATATGAAGCAGTAACACAATATTGTGGATTTCAACCAATTGAAGCAGGAAAAACTATGGGATTATTTCCTTACGGTGAACCTTGTAATAAAATTCCTAAAATTTATAATGATGGCAATGGTGGAAAATGGAGAACAGCAGACAAAAACTTTATTATTCCAACATATCCTAATGCGGCAATAGTAAACGAGTCTAAATATGACTATTTACAAACTACGCAAGACCAATTAAACAGTAGAGTTGATTTAACTACTTTAGAAAATAGAAGAAATTTAGCTTATGCAGTACAAACTGAATCGCAAGAAGAAGTTTTAAAGTTAATCTTTAAAGCAGTTGAGCTAACAGGAAATAAAAATGTTGTTCTAAGTGGAGGTTATGCATTAAATTGTGTAGCAAACTATTATTACTTACAAGAATTAAACAAAGAAGGAATAAAACTTTATGTTGAACCAGTAAGTAACGATGCTGGTACAGCAATTGGTGCCGCTTTACTTTTATATCATCAAACATCAAAAGATAAAGAGGTTAGACCATACACTGAAACAATTTATGAAGGTTTTAAGTATGACTATAAGTTAGACGACATTACAGAAACAGCTGAAAAATATGGTGCTTCTGTAAAAGATGCAACAAATAAAGAAGTTGTTGATCTAATAAAAGATAGAAATATTGTAACAATTTTCCAAGGACAGTCAGAAAATGGTCCTCGTGCTTTAGGAAATAGAAGTATATTATACGATCCAACTGACCCTGATGGTAAAGATCATGTTAATAAAGTTAAAAGAAGAGAATATTTCAGACCATTTGCAGGAACAATTTTATTAGAACATGCACACGAATGGTTTGACATGCGAGGAATGGAACAATCTCCACATATGATGTATGCAATGAACTGTCAAGAAGGTGTGGAAGAAAAAATACCTTCTATTATTCATGTTGACGGAACTTGTAGGATTCAAACTGTTACTAAAGAACAAAATGAAAACTATTATAACTTAATTAAAGAGTTTTATGATCAAACTGGCGTTCCTATAGTTTTTAATACAAGTTTTAATCTCGGCGGAGAACCGTTAGTAGAAACACTAGACGATGCTGTAAGAACATTGTATAATAGTGAAATGGAATATTGTTATTTGCCTGAATATGGAAAAATAATTGAAATGAAAAACTAATGTTACAAAATTTATATTCTATACCAGTTTATAAAACTAAATTACCTGATCACGAACTTGTACAAAAAGATTTTGAAGAAGTTCTTAAAGATGACAAGCATTTTTCAACTGTTCCAACTTGGTATAGTAATGTAGAAACAACATTTGGTAACCCTCAAGGTAACGAATTACCTTTTCAACGATTTATTAAGTCAGCAGTACTTGGATTAAACGGATACCTTGAACATTTTGATCTTGATCAACCAATTAAGTATGGTATAGAATGTTGGGTAAACAGGTATAAAGAAACAGCTCATCAAGAAATACACAACCATGCTGGAAAAAGTATAATAAGTTGTGCTTACATGATGAACACTCCTCCTAATAGTGGAAACTTTGTGTTTTATCGAAACACATACGACTTTTTTCATTTAAGTACATTACCAACACTTACAAGTAATGCATTTAAATACAATAACAGAATAACTCCACCGTTAAAAGAAGGAGACATTGTTTATTTTCCAAGTACACTAGAACATTATGTTACAGGAAACAATACAAACGAAACTAGAGCAACGATAAGTGCAAATTTTATGTTAGAAGTGAGAGATGATGAAGAAGAACGTAATTAACGAAGACGAAATTTTTGAAATTAATCCAAACTATACTGTAAAGGTTGAAACATTTCAACCAGGCAATGTTAAAGTAGTTATGGTTGACGACTTTTATAAAAATCCTTGGGACGTAAGACAACTTGCTTTAGATATTCCAGCAAGTAGAAATAGAAGAATACGAGGTATGAATCCTGCATATAGAGTAAATGCTTTTTATGAACTTGATTCAATGTTTTGGATATATGATCAATTAATAAGAACACACTTTCATGAATATGCAAATGATATAGATACAGAATACCTTAGACAAAGTTTTAGAAATGCTACATTTATGGTAAATGTAATGCAAAGTGAGGACTTACCACCATTGTGTCCACACATGGATAATACTAGTGGTATAAACTTTGCTAGTACAATATATTTAAACGAACCAAATGAATGTAAAGGTGGCACTAGTTTTTATACTTATGGTGGAAAAACTTATTATGAAGATCAACATCAAATGCAAACAATTGATATACATCAATATGTTACGGATAGTGTTGGAGACTTTGAAATGATTGGAATGGCTCCTATGTTATTTAATAGAATGGTTTTATATAAACAAGAAGCATTGCATACTGCTTACGTTAAACCAGGAATGTTTCACGGCGATGTTCATAGATTAAACCAACAATTTTTTATATAGGAGGACTAAGATGGATAATTTTAATGGAATAGAAGAATATAAAAATGTTTTTCCTTTAGAATATTGTAAAAAACTAATAGAAACTTTTGAACAACGTGCTAGTATGCAATTAACTGAACATCAGACAGGTTTTAAAAATCAAGATGAAAGAATATTTATGGATATGGCAAACCACAACAATATGTTTCATGTAGATGCAGACTTGTGTAAGTTTTTTTATCAAACTGTAATGAAAACTTATGAAGAAAAATATAGAGCAAAATATGACAGCTTAGGTTCAGTATGCCAACATTCGCCTAAAGGAATGAGTGTTCAAAAGACAAGACCACATCAAGGATACCATGCTTGGCATTGTGAAAACGCAGACTTAGTTACTTCTTCAAGAGTAATGGCGTATACGCTTTATCTAAATTCAGTTGAAGAAGGAGGAGAGACAGAATTTTTATACCAAGGAGTAAAAATTAAACCAGAACCTGGAAAACTTGTTTT